CTAGAGGGACAAAAAGGTAAATAGTCAGATAGTTACTAAAAAAGCTCTCCCATTTTTTCACTTTAACCTCAGTCCTATTAAGCATTCAGACAATTTCAGCAATTGTTTCTGCCTCATGTACAATTTAGGTAATAGTAAGATAATAGTAAGAATTGTTTCTATATGATATACTATTCTATCTATTGTCAGATAAAGGATGGCCATACCTCTTATTGTCAGACTACTACCTCCCTTCGGCGGCTTACTTTCAACTATGCTGTAGAATACTATATATAAAGGCCCCTCCAAATTGATTCTATTATTAGTAGATATTGTTTTATAAGGTATTTGAGAATGTTAATACTTTTATTTGGAGACACTTTTTGTTTGTAAAAATTAGGATTTTATTTTTATAATAATATTATGGCTATTATTTCTACATGTGGTGGAAAACTATGATATATAAGGCTTTTTATATAGTAACTATTTAATAAAAATTTTATATTTATAGTATTTTTGTAACATATAATATATTTTGGGTGCGCAATGTGTAAAATTTAATGTAAAAAGTAAAAATATCTTATATAATATATAATAATTTGTAGGTAAAAAGTAAAAAAGTGAAAAAATTTTTACAAAACCTCTTGACAAGAAAAACTTTTACCGATATAATATTATTAGAGAGAGATGATGATAAACTATGTTGATTGATTAAATAAGATAAATCTTACTAAGATAAATCTTTTAACAAATCTAATCAGTCTAATAAAGATAACATCTTATAGGTTAAACTAATCTATCTAATACTTCTTTATGTATTACCAAATAATACTAATATTTCTCTTTGTATTACCAATAGAATAGAAAAAGATAGATAATATTATAGTTAAGATGTTATGTGTTTAATATAGAATAGAAAGAAGGTGAAAAAGATATGGGTAGAGAACATTCAAGTAGTGTTGACTTTTGGTTATCTGATAAAGGTATGACCATGATTAAAGGTTGGGCAAGAGATGGCCTTAGAGATGTACAGATTGCAGAGAAGATGGGTATCACTAGAAAACAGTTTTATAAGTGGAAAGTAGCATACGAAGAGATTGCCAATGCTTTATTAGAATCAAGAGAAATAGTTGATTATAATGTTGAGAATGCATTATTAAAAGCTGCTTTAGGTTATACCACAAAAGAAGTTAAGGTTACACTTGGTAAAACAATCAAAGGTGGTCAGGCTTATGAAGTACTTAAAGAGACTACTATTAAAGAGATTGCACCAAATGTAGGTGCTTGTCAGTTCTGGTTAACAAATAGATTACCGGATAAATGGAAAAAGAATAGAGATGCTCAGTTGAATTTAGGTGATGAAGATAGTAATATTACCATTACAATCAATAGAGCCTCAAATAACGACACTGGTGAATCCTCAGAGGTATCTGAATCAGATGATTATAATACAGTAGGTGATACTAATGATAGTATAACTTTAAGACCTGCTACTGAGGAAGAAAAGAAAGAACATAAGAAAGAAGCTAAAGAAGAAAAAGCTAAAAATAAAAAGGAAAAGGATTTGGACTATTGGCCTGATGATTGGGAAGACGATTTAGACGAATAGTCGAAAGGAGAATAATATGGCAAAGGCTATAATGAATGTCTCGCCAAGATTTGATAACTTTATTTTTGATTGGGACTATGAGAAATATCTATTGATAGGTTCCTATGGTTCCGGTAAAAGTTATGCTATAGCAGAAAAGATAATATTAAAGTTATTTGAAGAAAAAAGAAAAGCATGTATTGTGCGAGATGTTTATGATACACATAAAGAATCTACATACGACTTAATTAAAGAGATTTTAGACAGTATGGGGCTACTTGAACAAGAAGGTGTTAGAAAATCAAGGAATAAAGTAATTGTTAGGTCTAGCCCGCTAGAGTTTAAGTTTCCAAACGGTTCAAGAATAATTTTCAAAGGAATGGATAGTACAGAAAAAGTAAAATCATTGAATGGTGTATCTATTGTATGGTTTGAAGAGTGTTCTGAAATTAACCAAGATGGTTACCTTGAGTTTCTTGGTCGTATTAGAACTCCTAATGTATCAATGCATTTTATTTTGAGTTGTAATCCCGTAAGCAAAACAAACTGGGTTTATCAAATGTTCTTTAGTAAAACAAATGAAGATGGTTCTGTAGATACTATTTGTGATGATGAAGCTTTCTATCGTAGAAAAACATTAGTTAAAAATGGTGTTTACTATCATCATTCAACATGTGATGATAACCCATTTTTGCCAGCAAAGTATATCAGACGATTGGATGATTTGAAAAGAATTGATAAAGCATTATGGGTTGTAGCAAGACTTGGACAATTTGGTACTGCTGGTTTACGAGTACTTCCAAACTTTGAAGTATTAGATGCAGGTTTAGTTCAAGATGCTGTATTAAATATACCAGAAGAGTTCCACAGAATTGGTATGGACTTTGGTTTTGAAACTTCTTATAATGCTGTTTTGAAAGTTGCTATTGATGCGAATAAGAAATGGCTTTATATTTACAAAGAATACTATAAAAATCAAATGACAGATGCACAGACATCAAAAGATTTGGTTAAATGGGACCCAGGTATTAAGAATCAGAGAATTAAAGCCGATTGTGCAGAGCCTAAAGCTATTAAGTATTATAGAGATGAAGGTTTTGATATGATACCTTGTAAAAAGATTGCTGAGAGTAGAAAAGAAGGTAGTAGAATTGCCAATACAAAGAAGATGAAAAGATTTAATCGTATTATATGTTCTAGTGAGTGTATAAATACGATTAAAGAGTGTAAAGATTTGACTTATAAGAAAGATAAGCAAGGTAATGTGCAGCTTGGAACATTTAATATCGACCCACATACATTTTCAGCAATGTGGTATGCACTTGATGATTATAATGTTTCAGATTATAAACTTAGAAAGAGTCATAGTAAAAGAGGAGAGGTGATTTAATGGCTGAAAAAAATGATGAAAAGTTTGTAGATGCATATGTAAAAAGACTTATACAAGAAAATTGGCACTTTAAAATACCAGAAAGGCATGTACGAAGAGAAGTTATAACAGGTATATTTAGTAAAACAGAAAATCCAACTAAATGTGCAACAGGTGTAAGATTTACAGTTTTATAAGGAGGTGTAAAATATGAATAAAACATGGCTAAAAGCTGCTGGAATAAGAGCAATTAAAACAATAGCACAAACAGCAATTGCAACTATTGGAACATCAGCTTTAATTAGTGAAGTTGATTGGTTGTCTGTAATTAGTGCTAGTGTAGTGGCTGGCATTTTATCATTATTGACAAGTGTTGTAGGATTACCTGAAGTAGAAGAGGAATTTGTAGTAGATGAAGTAGAGGAAAAGGAGGAGTAAAATTATGAGTGAATTGAAGAATTGCCCATTTTGTGGAGGCTATGCAGAGATTATTACAGGTGTATCAAATTCAGTGCCTAAGTTACCAACAGCAAGAATTAGATGTGTCAAATGTTATTGTACAACAGATACATTTGTTGATGTACGTTCTAATGGTGAAGATATTCAGAAAGCCACTGAGATTTGGAACTCAAGATTCACAGAGACTACTAGTGAGAATACAGAGGAAGATAAAGTAGTTGATAGTACAAGCGAAGCAGATGCTTAGGAGGATAAATAAATGAGTGTATTAGTAGGGTCAGCAAGGATAGATGAAAATGGTAAAGTAAGTGGTGGTAAAGCTGGTGACCAAACAGGAAAAGAAGTATCAACTCAGAATTGGTATTTGCATAGTAAAGGCTGGAGAGTATTTAGATTAAATGATTCTAAATTAGCAATTATGCTTGCAAAAGTAATCAGTGATTTATGTGCTAATAATCATGTAGGTTATAACCAATCAGAAAATACTGATTTATGGAATAAATTAAAAGCATTAAATTGGGATTGGACAAAATTGGAAAAAGATTGTAATACTGATTGTGCACAGTTAGTTAGGGCTGCTTTAAGATGTGTAGGTATAAATACAGATTTCTTTACAACTTCAAATGAACCAGAGGGATTATTAAAGACTGGTAAATTTACCGAATTAAAAGGAACAGAGTATACAAATAGTTCAATATATTTGAAAGCTGGTGATATTCTTTGTACAAAAACAAAGGGTCATACGGTAGTTGTTTTGAATGACGGTGAAAAAGCTGATAAAAATATATCAACAGAAAAATTAACGTATACTGGAGCATTCGCAGCACCTACATTGAAACAAGGTTCAAAAGGAAATCAAGTTGGTTATTTGCAGAAGTTCTTGAATTGGTATGGTAATTATAGTTTAGCAGTAGATAATTCTTTTGGTTCAAAAACATTAGCTGCATTAAAAGACTTCCAATTAAAAGAAGGATTGACAGTTGATGGAAGTTATGGACCTAAATCGTATGCTAAAGCAAAAACAATTAAAAAGTAATTAGGTAAACCAAGTGAGGTACGGTATGGGAGATGTGCAAATAGAAGAAAAGGATAAACCTATTGATTATACTCCTAAGAGTATGAGTTTTACGGATATTCCAAAAACAATTTTAAGTGAAGATGTTGATAGTCAATTATTATCAGATTTCTTCCAAGATTTGGCAAGAATAGATGGTTTATATGCAGAGTATTATACTGGTGTAGATTTCTTGGTAGAAGGCTCCCATGCAGATTATATTCCATCAGATTTGAAGTATAAAAAGATAAAAAGACTTATAGATGAAGAAGCAAGATTTATGTTTGCAAATCCACCGGATATTAGAATCAATCCAAATGGAAAAGTTGCTACAGAGTCTGAAAAAGAAGATATAGCAATTTTGAATACATATATTAAAACCGTGTTAAATAAAAAGAGTTTTAACTCTAAGTTAATTAAAGCTGCAAAAGATTGTTTCATTGCAGGTAGAGTATGTTTAGTTGTTAATTTTAACGAAAATGGTATTGATATAGATTTCTTAAATGCTAAAGAGTTTTACTACGAGTTTGATGGAGATAAGTTAACTAAGTTAATTGCTTTCTATCATCTAAATAATTCAAAGAGTAAAACTACACAAAGAATAAAGAAAAAGATATATGAGCTTGAAAATGATGTATGTGTTGTTACAGAGAGTTTATATGATGGAACAGGTAATCTTTTAGAAGAAGATGAAAAGATAGTAACTAAGTTTGATTTTATTCCATGTTATGTAATTTTTAATGATGGCTTGAGTGGAGATACAATTGGAGAATCAGATGCTGATGCTGTTGATGATTATGAGCAGAAATATTCTAAGATTTCAAACTCTGATATTGATGCATTAAGAAAGTCTATGAATGGTATTAAATGGACCATTGATGCTTCTGCTAAGAGTACAGAAAATCTTAGTACAGGTCCAGGAGCATATTGGGACCTATCATCAGATGAAACTCTTGAAGGTAGAACTGCTCAGGTAGGCATACTTGAACCGCAGATGGCATATTCAGATGCACTCAAAAATACACTTGAGCGAATGGATAATGCAATGTATGGTCAATTATCAATTCCAAATATAAGTAGCGAACAGCTACAAGGTATGATTACATCAGGTAAAACTATTAAAGCTTTATATTGTCCATTGATTGTTAGAAGTGATGAAAAGGCACATATTTGGAAAGCTGCACTTGAATTTATGGTTGAAACAATTTTGACTGGTTCTAAGATAGAATCATATATTGTTTCAATTTATTCTGATGAATTAAATAGTTTACCAGATGTTAGTTATAAGATTGTAGTAGAAAATGCTTATCCATTACCAGAGGATGAACAAGAGGAGAAACAAACAGACCTCTTAGAGATTCAATCACAGGTAATGAGTAGAAAATCTTATATGAAGAAGTGGTATGGACTTACAGATGAAGAGGCAGACGAAGAATTAAATCAGATACTTCTTGAAAAACAGTTATTTGAAGAATCTATGTTTGATACTAATGCTTTCGGTGCTGCTAATCCATATGTAATGGGTGCCGACCAGAGGTCACAGGATACAGAATCAGACACTTTAGATGAAGAGTCAGAAGAAGATATGGCCGAAGAAGAAAATGATGATACGGAGCAAACTGAGGGCGAAGAACAATATATAAAAGAATAGGTTTATAATTTATATCACACAATTGATTAAAAAATGTAAAAAATATATTTTTATATCTTTACAAGTTATCGGTTGTGTGATATAATATTTTTATGAGGTAAGATATGAAGAAATTAAAGTTTTCTAAATCATTAAGTAAAAGAAATAAACTTATCTATGACCAAGTAAAAAGTGTAAAAGATTCGTATGAAAAGATTTCAAGTAATGTAGGTGAAAATGCCAAATTGTTAAATAATAATCTTGTTGTTTCAAAAGGCTTAAGAAAAGCAATGGTAGATAAAGTTGTTGATAATATAAAACAAGATATTTCTAAAGAATCAGAAAATTTTGTAAGCAGCTTAAAAGATAAAATGAAAACAGTATCAAATAGTGTTTCAGATGAAAATAAACAACAATTAAAAACATATGGTATTCAACCTAAAAGTAAATATACAGATATTTCAGATGGTGTGGTTAAAAAAATAACTAGTGGTAAATTATATGAAAGTAAATGGGATTTATCACAAGCTGTTTGGGGAAGTAATAAAGAATTACTAGATGGTATAAATAAAATTGTTAAAGATGGAATTGATAAAGATAAAACTGCCTATGATATAGCAAAAGATATTGAAAAATTTACAAATCCAAATTATAATGGTGGAAGTGTAAGTTATAAAGTAAAAAGATTAGCAGTTACAGAAATAAATCATGCTTATCATAGAAGTATAATAGAATCGACATGTGATAGTCCATTTGTTATAGGATATGAATGGCATGCTAATGGTAGTAATCCATGTCCATTATGTCAAGATAGAGATGGACAAATATATTCTGTAAATAATGTACCTGTTGACCATCCAAATGGAATGTGTGATATAGAGGTTGTTATGATGGACGATTCAGATATTATAGCTTGGTTGGAAGAGTGGGAAAATTCACCAAAAGGTACTTTTCCGGAAATAGATACTTATGCAGAGAGTATATAGAATTGTAAAATAAAAATAAGAGCTATGAAATAAATTTTTACATGGCCATTAAATAAAAGGTTACCTGCCCTTAAAACAGGATAATATAAGTTACCAAACTAAAAAGGAGAAAAAAGAAATGAAGAACAAAGTAATTGAATCAATCAAAGATTTAAAGAAAAGGCCAATTTTATCGACAAATTTACAGTATTTTGCTGAAAGTAATGACCAGGGTAGTGATTCTGATGGTTCAGATGATAGTGCTGGTAGTGATTCTGATGCAGATGATGGTGATGATGACGATAATGATACCAGTAATACTGGAGGGAAAAATGTGAAAACATTTACCCAACAAGAAATGAATAGTATAGCAACTAGAGAGAAGAAACAGGGTAAGAATGCTATCCTTAAATCTTTAGGTGTTAAGACAGAGGCAGAGGCCAAGGCAATGTTAGATGCATATAGGAAGATTACAGATGCCACAAAGACTCCAGAGCAGAAAACAGATGACGCTCAAAAGGATGCAGATAATAATTTAGCAAGAGCTTTAGCAGCTGAAGCAAAATTAAGTGCTATTACATTAGGTGTAAAGACTGATTGTGTAGATGATGCAATTGCTATTGCTACAATGAAAACTGCTTCTGATGATTCAGATGTTGAGACTGTATTAAAAGAAATGCAGAAAGATAAGAAGTATGCAGGTTTCTTTTCTTCTAGCTCCGATGAATCTTACGAGGACGAAGATAAGTTACAGAAAAGTAACAAGAAAGGTACAGGTTCTTCTGTTAGTCATGGTAGTGGTTCAACTGATAAGCCTGGTGATTTTGGTAGAAATCTTGCTAAGATGAATAACAAAACTAAAACAAAGAGTTCGTATTTTACAAAAAACTAAGGAGGTTGAAAGATGTTAAATCAAACAGGTATTAGAAAAGTTTCTGCCGGTATGAACAAATCAATTCTTGAGGATGATAAATTATTTTTCTCTATGAGTTGTAAAGTAGTAGGTACCGGTACAAAAGCAAATTCAGATGGTAATAAGATTATCAAGGCAGGTACTCCACTTGCAGGTGATTTGCAGAACAGAGATATTGCATTTACAGTTGCAACAAGTGCCGATAATGTTGTTGGTATTCTTTTCAATGATGTAGATGTTACAGATGTAGCTGATGGTGATTCTGTAAATGCTACAGTTATTGTATTTGGATTTGTAAATGTAGATAAGCTTGATGAAAGTGTTAAGACTGCTCTTACAGCTGATATTCAGAAAGCTCTTAACATTACATTTGTTAAATAATTAAGGAGGTGTTAAAATGAGCAGAAAAAGACTTGTTATGAATCTTCAGCATTTTGCTGCTTCTACGACAGGTAGAAAACCGAGAACAATTTTTGACCTTGTAACTGCTGGCGATATTACAGCTTATTGGGAAGAGAATATTAGTAATACTATTCCGTATCTTGGTGAGGAATTGTGGCCTAGTCAGCAGAAACTTGGTTTGAAACTTGAGTGGATTAAGGGTGCATCTGGTCTTCCGATTGTATTGAAGCCATCAGCGTATGATGCAGTTGCACAGAAGAGAGATAGAATTGGTTTTGAGAAGCTAGAGGCAGAGATGCCGTTCTTCAAAGAGTCAATGTATATCAATGAAGAGTTAAGACAGCAGTTGAATATGGTACTTGAGACTGGTAATCAGGCTTATATCAATACCATTGTAAATAACATCTTTAATGACGAGATTAGTCTTTTGGATGGTGCAAGAGCTCAGAGAGAGAGAATCCGTATGATGGCTCTTACTACTGGTTATGTTAGTATTTCTGCTAATGGCCAGAGTTATGACTATGATTATGGTATTCCGGATAATCATAAGATTGATGTTACAGATAATGGTGGTAAGCCATGGTCTGACCCGGATGCAACTATTATTGATGATATTCGTGATATCCTTGATACTGTTGAGAATGATACAGGTATAAGACCTACAAGAGGTATTGCTAATCGTTCTCTTATGAAGTACCTTAGAAAGAATAACGAGATTCGTCAGGCTATCAACGGTTCTGATTCTACAGCTCCGGTAAGTGATAGTAAGATTAAGGCTTACATCATGGATGAGTTGAATCTTGAAATTGTTGTTTACTCTAAGAAGTATAAGGACGAGAAAGGTAAAGAGACCTCTTATGTAGAGGATGATTTGCTTGTATTGTTCCCGGAAGGTGTTCTTGGTACAGGTTGGTTTGGTACAACTCCGGAGCAGTCAGACCTTATGAGTGGTAATGCAGCTAATGTTTCTATTACAGATACTGGTGTAGCTGTTACAACTTCTCAGAAGGTTGACCCAGTTAATGTTGATACAAAGGTATCAATGATTTATTTACCTGACTTCCCGACAGCTGACCAGATTGCAATTATGAATGTTGCTTAGGAGGTATAATATGGGATTCATTAAAGTAAAGAAAGGTAAAAAGATTATTTCTATCCCAAGAACCACATTCGAGAGACAGTTCAAAGATGCAGGATGGGTAGAAGTAGATAGTGCAGAGACACAGAGTGAGCATAAAGAAGTAAAGAAAGACACAACTGAATCTTCTAAAAATGCAGATGTTGAGCCTGATACAGATTCTGAGTCTGATGATGATTGGGATGAAGCAGCTGCAGAGGTCGAGGCAGAGGAAGAAGATAGGTTACAGGAGCTTCTTGAAAAGCCAATTAGTGACCTTACACCGGAAGAAGTTAAGATTGTTGCAAGTTCTAAGGGTATTGATATTAAGGGTAAAAATATCAAGCAGATTAGAGAGGTCCTAAAAAGAACTAACTAGGAGGTAATAGTGTGACAGGTCAAGAGTTAGATAATATAAAGAAAATCCTAAGAGAGGAAAGTTGTCCATTCTTTTCAGATGATGAATTATTATTCTATTACGAAAAGAATAAAAAGAATATGGAGAAAACCATATATGAATGTTTGATTGTTAAATCAGAGGACACAACATTATCGGTTTCTGGTCTTAATTGCTCAGATACTTCCAAATATTTTCTAAGACTTGCGTCACACTATAAGCCTAATAATGGTGGTATTTTAGGAGGGTGATGTATATGTTAACTTCTAAATATTTGGAACATAAGGTTAAACAGCAACTTAAGTTAAATGGTTCCTTATATATTATAAAGTCAATAGAACTAGATGATTATAATGAACAGTATTTACCTGATGTGCCAGAGGAAATAGAACTCAAATGTATATATCACGAAAGTAATGGTTATCAAAAAGAGAATGTTGGAGATGCGGCTATAGTTTCTGAAAAGCCTTCTCCAATGTTACTCTGTTTATGGCAAGATGCTGAGAAAGTAAAACCTGGAGATTATACAGAGTTTGGAAATAAGAAGTTTCAGGTAATAGACAAAAATGATATTCAGAATTTTGGAGTTGTATGTGATATATCGTTAAAGGAGGTTGATAGTTTTGGCTAGTTACGCTAAAAAATCAATATCCTTTAATACCAAGGATATGCAAGAAAGAATAAGAAAGTTATCTATTGAAGAAAGGGAAGCTTGTATAGCTAAACTTAAAGATGATGCAAATGCTATGGTCAATTACGCTAAATCAAATGCACCATGGACAGATAGAACAGGTAATGCAAGGGCAGGTCTTAGGTCATATGTTACAGAGACGAAAAATAATTTATTCAGAATAATACTTAGTCATGGTGTTTATTATGGAGTATATCTTGAATATTATTATGAAGGTAGATTTGCAATAATTTTACCAACAATAGAAGTTTATGCACCTGAAATAATGAGAAGCTTCTCTGGTTTGTTAGATGAATTGGAGGTTTTATAATGAGTGCAGCTTTATATGATTTGGCCTTTAAGTTTTTACAAGGCAAAGAGTATGATGTATATCCTCCAAGTACAAAAAAAGGAGAGTGTAAAGGTAATTATATAGTTCTTAAAAAGGACGAGTCCTCACAGTATTCATCACTTAGTACTGTGCAAGAGAATTATATATTATATTGTTACTCAAAAACATATTTAGGTATATTGAATTTAGTTGATGATATTAGAGAATCAATGACTGATTTTGTACCGTACTTCTTTCCATCTGGTGTTGAATCACCACCTATATATGATGAAAATGTAAAAGCCTTTATGATTTCAATGCATTATATAGCAAAGAGGAGAGATAAGTATGTTAAGAGTAATGTAGCTCTAAAGAGTTACAACTATCAGTACCATGGTGTTGGCAATTAAATTAAGAAAGGAGAAATAAAATGGCAGAAACAAAGATTAAAAGAGGTACAGAGGTTGCTACAATTGATGTAGTTTTAGTTACTGTTCAGACAAATGATGCAGATACTGAAATTGCATTAGACACAGCGAACAGTATTCAGGTTACTGTAAATAGTAATACTGAAGATGCAGTTACTCTTATTATTAAGGGTAAGCTTAAGGCACAGAAGCCATCAACAACTACTGTTACAGGTAATAATATCGTACTTACAGATAATGTATTTAATCCTGAACTTGTTCAGATTCTTCAGGGTGGTGTAATTGAGTACGATGATGATGGAGCATTTAAGAAGTATACACCGCCGGTTGCTGGTGAAGATGTAGATGTTACACCATTTACACTAAATGCTTATTCAGCTATTTATGGAGCAGATGCTCTTATTAAGGGGTATGAGAAGATTACTTATCCTAATTGTCAGGGTGAGCCCGTATCATTATCTTCTGATGATGGTTCATTTAGAGCACCAGAGTATACAATTAACTCAGCACCGGATGTAGGTCAGCCACCGTATGTACTTGAGATTGTGTCAGAGTTACCGAATGTAGAAGCAGCGGTAAGTCAGGGTGACCAGATTTCTACAAATGTTTAAAGTAAAATAAAAATAGAAAAGGAGAACAAATATGTATTACGATGTAAACGGTAATCCTATTATTGAGGAATTATCACAGAATAACAATAAGCCATTACAGGTTACAAGTATGGAACAGTTGAAGAACTATAAACTTGGTAGTTTAGTTGAATTACCGCCTTTTGCAGATGGTCAGCCATTTGTAGCAAGACTTAGACGTCCATCTCTTTTAGCACTTTGTAAGAATGGTAAGATTCCTAATTCTTTACTTGGTAAAGCACAGGAAATGTTCGATGGTAAAGTAATTGATAGAAGTGATGAAGGCGAAAGTATGAAGCAGATTTTCGACATAATGGATGTACTTTGTGATGCAACATTTGTCGAACCAACATACAAGGAACTGACAGAAAATGGTATAGAGTTATCTGACGACCAATATATGTTTGTTTTCTCCTATTCGCAGACAGGAGTGGCTGCTTTAAGTAACTTTCGTAAGTAGTCCCGAGATAATAGAGTTTCTTAATATTTGTCAATTTTATTCAAATGTTAAGTTACCAAGTGAGATTATAGGCATAGAAGATGAATATGATGCTTATTGTTTTAATGAAGTAGTAGCTTATATGACAACAAGAATAAGAAATGGCGATAAAATTATTTTTAATACTGTAGAGAAAATAAAGAATACCAAGACTGGTAAGTTAGAAGAAGTACAGTATAAAGGTAAACATTTATCATCGTTTAGTGAGTTATATAAGAATTATGATAATTAACTGGAGGTGTAAAAGTGGTAAGTCTAGGTACAGCGATGGGTTATCTTGATATAGATAACTCAAAATTTAATTCAAAATTAAATAAAGCACAATCTGCACTTGCTACTTTTGCAGACTCTAGTGAAAGTACTGGAAAAAGAATTTCGTCATTAGGTACTGCTATTACAAATGCAGGTGCACAATTGACGACTAAAGTAACAACTCCAATTGTTGCTGCAGCTGGTGCGGCTATTAAATTTGGTGCAGATTTTGATAGTGCTATGGCACAGGTTGCAGCAACAATGAATGAGCCAATTAGTAATATTACAGAGTTAAGAGACTTAGCAATTCAGATGGGTGAAGATACTAAGTTTACTGCTACAGAGAGTGCAGAGGCATTAAATTATTTGGCATTGGCTGGTTATAGTGCTGAACAGCAGATGGTAGCTTTACCAAAGGTATTAACATTGGCGGCTGCAGGTAATATGGATTTAGCAACTGCTTCTGATTTATTAACAGATTCAATGTCTGCTTTAGGATTATCTTCGGATAATACAACAGTATTGATGGACAATATGCAACAATCTTTGGATGTAGTTGCTTATGGTGCTACTCAGACAAATGAAAATGTTGAGCAGTTCATGAGAGGCCTTGTTAAAGTAGGTGCAACAGCTAGACAGCTTGGTGGTGATACAGATGATATGAATTATGCTTTTAGACAGTCTGTTCAAGTTCTTGGTTTATTGGCTGATGCAGGTATTAAGTCTACTGAAGGTGGTACACATCTTAGAAATATTATATTAGCTATGACACCTTCAACAGAAAAAGCATCAAAGGCTTGGGACCAGTTAGGTGTTTCAGCATATGATAGTTCAGGTAACCTTAGGTCATTAGAAGATATTTTCCTTGATTTAAGTGATGCACTTGAACCATATACAGATGAAGAAAGACAAGATTTAATTAAAAAGATGTTTAAGCAAACTGATATAGCATCTGTTAATTACCTCTTATCTGTTACAAAAGATGAATGGGATGATTTAGGTGATAGCCTTTTAGATGTAGCAAAAGACGGCGAAGCAGCTCAAAAGATGCAAGAGACACAGTTAGATAACTTAAAAGGTGATTGGACATATTTTACAAGTGCATTAGGTACTGCCTTTATAAATGTTTCTGATATAATTAAACCAAAGTTAAGAGAGATTGTTCAAGCAGCTACAGAGTTAGTAAGAGAGTTTAATAATTTAGATAAACCAATGCAGGAGAAGATACTGAAGATTGCAGGTATAGCAGCAGCAGTTGGTCCAGCATTAGTAGTTGTTGGTAAATTAACTTCTGCATTTGGCTCAACAATATCTGTAATTGAAAAAGTTACTAGTGGTGTAGGTGGTTTAGCTAAAAAGATTTCTGAACTATCAGAAGCAAAGAAAGCAGTAGAAGGTGTAGGTACAGCTTTAGAAGTTGTTTCAGAAGTGTCAAGTGGAGCTGGTAGTGTTGTTGGAACAGCCTTTACAGAAGCTAGTAGTTCTATTAGTTCTGCAGCTGAATCTATTAGTTCTGCAGCTGAATCTATTGGTTCTGTTACAGATGTTGTTTCTTCTGCATCAGATGCTTATAAATTAGTTGATGATGTAATTATAGATACTGGTGATGATATAATAAAATCTACAAATAGTTTATTAGAACTTCCTGATATAATTAGTGATGTAGCTGAGAATGTATCAACTGCATTAGTTCCAGTATCACAATTACCTACAGAAATTAGTTCTACAGCAGAGTTAGCAACATCTTCAATTGGTGAGTTATCTGAAAGTTTAGGACAGAATTTTAGTTCAGCAGCAGGTGGTATTATTGATGATTTAGATGTCATTGATACACATTTTGTAGAAACAGGTACTGCTGCTGGCGGTCTTGGTGAAGCAATGGATGCAACATTTACAACCGCTGGTTCTGGTGCAACTGGATTACTTGGTTCTATTGGTTCAGTTGTAGCAGCAATAGGTCTTATAGCAGCGGCAATAGCAGCTGTTATTGTTGTAGTAGCAGGATTTAAAGCTGCATGGGAAGAAGATTTTGGTGGTATTCAGGAAAATACACAAAACATTATAAATAATATAAAAGGTTGGTTTGAAGGAATTGTTGGTGTTGTAAAAAATGTAGTTTCTGCAATTGTATCAGCATGGGAAAGTGATTGGGGTGGAATAAGAACAACTGTTGAAACTGTAATTTCTTTTGTTATACAGACTATTTCAACACTTACGGATATAATTTCCGGCATAATTTCCGGTATCAAGCAAATGTGGGACGAAAATTGGTTCGGTATGCAGGATGCAGTAGCGGCAATTGGAAGTGCTATTGAAAATAATATACAGCATATTTCAAATTTTATACAAGCTATATTAAATGTTGCATCGGCAATTCAGCAATTTATATCAGACCATCAAGAAGCAATTTCAACTATTACTCAAGTTGTTGCAGTTATTGTTGGAATAGTAGCTGCAATAAATACAGTAATTGGAGTAGTAACAACTGTAGCCGGAGTAATTGCAGGAATTAGTTCAGCTATTGCAACTGTAGTAAGTTTTATTTCAGGAGTTATATCAGCTGTTACAACTGTAATCGGTGTTATATCTGCCGTAATAGCCGCATTAAATCCTGTAACTGTAGCAATTGCCGCAGTAATAGCAGTGATAGCAGCATTGGTTGTTGCATGGAAAAAAGATTTAGGTGGAATACAGGAAAAAACAAAAGCTGTAGTAGACGCAGTTATAAATTTCTTTAAAAATTTAGTAGCAAAAGTAAAAGAAATACCGTCAAATGTGAAAGAATTTGCAACAAATTTTGTGAAGTTTATTGAAGATTTACCATATAATATAGGTAAAATATTGGGGTATGTTATTGCAAAAGTCATTTTGTTTGTTGCTAATTTTGTAACAAAAGCAGAAGAAGGTGCTATAAATTTTGTAAAAGCATATATAAATTATTTGACAACATTTCCTGGAAAAGTTTGGAACTTTTTAAAAAATGCAATATCAAAAGCTGCAGATTTTGCTAAAAGTTTTTCTGAAAAAGCAAAAGAGGCGGCAGTTAATTTTGTTACAAAATTGGCAGTCAATATATCAAAAGCACCAGATAAAATAAAAAAAATAGCAACAAAAATGGTAAACGAAGTGAAAGGGTTGCCAAAAAAGTTTTTGGAGTTTGGCAAGAATGTAGTTGATGGTCTTGTGAATGGTGTAAAGGATAGAATAAAGGCTGCAAAAGATGCTGTAAAAGATTTTGCTAGTGGAATTGTTGACGGTTTTAAATCTGCATTAGGAATTGCTTCACCATCTAAGGTAATGAAAAAACAAGTAGGTAATAATATTGCCGAAGGTGTAATCAAAGGTATGAAAGAAAAATTAAATGAAGGCAAAGTTACAGCATCAGAATATGCAAGTACGTTAGTAGAAGCTGCAGAAAAAGTACTTGACGAATTTCAGACATACAATAAGCTTACAGCAAAAGACGAGGTAAATTACTGGAAAACAATTTTAAAGAGTTTAAAAAAAGGGTCAGATGAATATACAACTGTTTATAAAAAATATGTATCGGCAAAAGAATCTTATAATGAACAAGTGACTGCACTTGATGAACAGTATCTATCAGACCAAAATGAAATTTTCGAAAAGTTACAAAGCAATATAAATAGTTTGACAGAAGCATATGACGATGCGTTAAAGTCAAGAACTGAACAGTTATTAAGTTCTTTCAAATTATTTGAAAAGTATGATACGTACACAGATACAACGGCTGATACACTTGTTGATGATTTACAGTCGCAGGTTGACGCATTAAAAAATTACAATGAACAGATAAATGCACTTGTAAATCGTGGTATTTTGTCTGATGATTTATTGGACGAAATAAAAGACTTAGGTGTTGACGCAACTGGTGAAATTGTAGCATTAAATTCCATGAGCGACGATGAACTTGTAAAATATGATGCTTTGTGGAAAGAAAAAATGGGATTAGCCGCAGAACAGGCTGAAAAAGAATTAGAGCCGTTAAAAGACACCACCCAAAAACAGATTCAGGCATTACAGGATACAGCGCAGGAGGAATTAACAGCCCTTGCTGAAACTTACGTTGAAAATCTTAAAGAACTTGGTGTTGATTCTAAAACAATTGCTAAAAAAATAGGAAAAAATGTTGCAAAATCAATTGCAATTAGTCTTGATGATAATGCAGATAGTGTATATAATAGTTTGTCAGATATGAGTACAACTATTACTAATACATTAAATAAGTTACTTAAAGATGTTAAGAGTACAGCAAGCGAAATTGCAAGTACAGTGTCAAAAGCAAAAGAAACGGCAAGTAGTATATCAAGTTCAGCTTCGAAAGTTGCATATCAGGCTGGTACTGTAAAACATAGTAATATAAAAGGGTCATATAAATCCGGTCTTGATTATGTGCCATATGATGGATATATCGCACAGTTGCACAAAGGCGAGGCAGTTTTGACAGCACAGGAAAACGCAAACAGAAATAGCACAGGAAATAGTAATGTATTTAATTTCTATGGTACTCCGGCACTTGATGAAAGAGAAACAGCAAGGCAAATGAAATTAGCGCAACAACAATTAGCAATGGGATTCTAAAAGGAGGTGGTATTGTGGTAGAAAATCTATATATAAAAAATCTTGATACAAATAAGCAGGTATTGATGAACATGTCTGATGCAGATTATTTATTGTATGAGGGTGGAATAGATTGGGGAAGTGTAAATGTAACCCACAATACCACTTCTTATTCTTCATTGTTAGGTGAATATCCTACAAGTACAGTAATTGGTAGCAGAGATATATCAATTGCCGGATGGATTATTGGTAAAACAGAACAGGAAATATTTAACAAAAAAGAAGTATTATCAACTTTAATAAATCCATTACAGGATTTAAGAATTAAAAGTGGCGATTATGGAATTGATGTAAAGGCAAGTACAAATGTTACTTTCTCAAATACTTATGAAGAAAACAATGACAAAATGTGTAAGTTTTTAATTCAGCTTTTTTGTCCTTTTCCGTTATTTACAAAAAATAATGATTCTTTAGTTTTAATGGAAGATGAAGTAGGTGGTTTCCATTTTCCTTTTGAAATTCCTGAAAGCGGATATATAATGTCAGTTTTTTCTGACACACGTTTTCAGGATATAATAAATGATGGAGCAATTTCAATCGGTATAAAAGTCGTATTTGAAGCAAATGGAGTTGTAAATAATCCAACAATTGTAAACGTTACAACTCAAGAGCAAATGAAAATAGACAAGGTTTTAAATGCAGGAGAAATTGTAACAATTAGCTCACAGTCTGATAGATATGTAACTGGAACAATTAACGGAAAGGATGAAAATTATTTAGATTATTTTGATTATGATAATACGTGGATGCAACTTAGTCAGGGATTAAATACATTGACAGTAAAAACGTATGATGAAAATGGGGAAGAGGATGAAACATATAAAAATTTAAAAGCATATTTATATTATAATCCTTGTGTTTACAATTTAAAGGAGGAATAAAAATATGTTTATGATGGAAGTATTCGATATAAATTTTCATCGTTATGGTTTTGTAAAGAATTTTACTTTTGCACAGTATGAACGATTTAATTTATCGGTTGGCAGTTTTGAAATTGATTGTGATGGAACGCAAGAAAATATTGAATTGTTGCAAAAAGACAGGATTGTTTGGTTTGAAGATGATATAGCAGGAATAATCCAGTATATCGAATGTAAAAACGAAGAAAGTACATCGTTGACAGTAAAAGGAAAACTATTTGGTGTAATTTTAGAATGGCGGTGGATATATCCTACAATAGACAAAACAGCAACAATAAACAAATTGATTGAAATGTATGTTAGAAATAACTGCATTGATGTAGATGAAGAACGAAAGTTTGATTTTTTGGAAATAAAAGATTCGGATTTTGAATTGGAAAAAATTACAAAAAGTCAAACTGGTGGTTCAGTAGAAGAAGGCATTGAAGAATTAACAAGTGCAGATAATTGTGATTCAATGTTGAGCTTTAATGTAGGATTTTATCCGAGAGAAAAGAAATGTAAATTCTATCTTTCAAAAGGAATGGATAGAACAAAAGGGAATGAACAAGGAAATAAAATAGTTCTGTTTTCGCAGGACTTAAAAAATATAATAAATTCAACATATACCTATAATTCAGAATCAGTCAGAAATGTCGCTTTGGTTGCTGGTGAATTAAATGAAGGTGAGCCTAGAAGAACATTGATTGTAAATAGTGACGGAGAAAAAATTGGTTATGAAAGACGTGAATTATTTGTTGATGCACGTGATTTACAGTCAGAAAGTACAGATGATGATGGCAATGAAATACAAATGACTGATGAAGAATATAATGCAACATTAGAACAACGTGGCAATGAAAAATTAGGCGATTGTGCAATTGTTGAAAATTATAGCGGCGAAGTAAGAAATGATAAAAATACAACTTTTATTTATGGCAGGGATTATTTTTTAGGTGATAAAGTAGATGTAATTGATAAAAATATAAATGTTAAATTACAAGCAATAGTAACTTCGGTTGTTGTAAGTCAGGATTCAAATGGATATACAGTTGAGCCGTCATTCGGATTTACTCAACCAACGTTGATAAAAAAATTAAAAAAGAAAGGAGCATTATAAAATGGTTTCAAGTGGATTTTTTACAGCAGAAAAAACTTCATCGGGAACGTATGATAGGACTTATGTCGCGGAAGAATTTGCACAGTATTTTGGTAAATTTATCGGAAATGGTATTTATATAAATCCAGCAACACAAATGCAAGTAGTCGCAGAAGATACTCCGTCAATGAGAGTTAAAGTTCTTGCCGGTGATGGATTTATAAATGGTTATTGGGTGAAAAACAGCGATGATGAATATTTAAATATTTCAACAGCAGCAGGCTCATTAAATCGAATTGATTTAATTGTTTTAAGATGGTCTAAACTGGATAGGTCAATTGAACTAGCAGTTGTTGAGGGTGTGGCAGATACAGAGGCAGTTGAGCCGGAATTGACAAGGGATGCAGATACTTATGAATTATGCCTTGCAAAAATAGCAGTAAATAAAGCAATCACAGAAATTACTGACAGCTTAATAGCAGACACAAGAAATGACAATTCATATTGTGGGTATGTAAGTGGTTTGGTTGACCAAATTGAAACAACTGATTTATTTAAACAGTTTACCGATTCGTTCAATACTTGGTGGGATGAAAAGAAAAAAGAAGCAAGTGGTTTTTATGATGAATCACAGAATCAGTTTGAAACATGGTTTAAAAACATAAAAGACAAATTGGATGGTGATACAGCAGGAAAGTTACAAAATGAAATAGATAATTTATCAAAATTAAAAGCAGATAAAATTGACTATGATGATGATGCTGGTGAATTGCAGTTATTAAGTGGGAGTACTATTTTATCAACAACTCTAATAAGTTCCGAAAAACAAATAGGGGATGTAATTTCACCAAATGTAGAACAAACATTAGGTGGTGCTAATATAACTTGGGTAGACCCGGAGGATATTGTAGACAGTAATGGCAAAAAATTAAGCATTTGGGCAGGTACATTAGTGGTACGTAAAAAAGGTAGTGTTCCTAATTCGCCTGAAGATGGAGATATTGTAACGAATAGTACCGAAAGGAATCAACACTCTAATAATGCATTTTTTGATGTAGTCGATTTTGAACTTGGTAGCAGATATTATTATAGATTTTTCCCATATACTGTATATGACAAATATACATATGGTTCTATTTCCCTTATTGAGATAAAGGCTGAATTAGTTCCTTGGTCTGTAGGTACAGATGCGCAAATAACAGATATGGTTGAAAAATATTATTCAGGAGTTTATTCACTTGAAGATATTAAGTCTGTTTGGTCTGTTGGTGATGCGAGAACTGTTTCATTATCAGCTATGTCTGCTACTGGTGTGGACGAAAGTCATATTGCACAAAGTCAGCAATTTGTAATTCTTGATTTTGACCATGATGTACTTACAAATGCAAATGGTGATAAAACAAAATCTCTTATAACTGTTCAACAATTAAAATTGCTTTCAGATGGGGAATCACCTGAAATAGGGTATATGAACGCTAAACGAACAAATACTGGTGGGTGGGATGCTTGTGAACGTAGAACATGGTGTAATGAAGTATACTTAAAAGCATTGCCGGATTATATACAGAAGTTAGTTAAGGCTGTAGATAAAATTACTTCAATTGGTGATAAAAATGAAAAATACAAAACATCAAGTGACTTTTGTTTCCTCCCGAGTTATATAGAATTACAAGACACGACAAAATCATTCTACCTCGAAGAAGGTACGCAGTATGAATATTACAAATTAAGTAGTAGTTTAAGAAAATACTACTATAAAGCGTCAATGAATACAGAGTGTGGACATAGCTGGTATACTCGTTCCCCGTATGATGGTGGAAGTGAGATGTTCCGATATGTAAATAATGATGTGGATGGTATTGATTATAGTTATGCTCAAAACTCATATGGTTTAGCTCCATGTTTTTGCCTATAGTTTTAAAATTTAAGTGAGGTGAAATGAAATATGAATGAAACAAAAATATATCAAGCGATAAATGCAGTATCTCAAAAAATAAATGAAATAAGTAAAAGATTAGACAATTTTACAAGTATGAAGCACAAAGAAAATGCAGATAAAATATCGGAAGATGAATTAGGTATAGTAGATGTAGCAGACATAATAAGCGAACAGAATGAAGCAATATTAGAATTAGCAGATATTGTTGATGACCTTGTTTCAAACTTAAATGGTAAGGAGGAATAAAAGAATGGTTGCTTTATATGTAAGAAGAATCAAGGATGGTTTAATGACCATTGATGAAGTACCGAAATTATGGAGAGAAAAAGTAAAAAAGGCATTAGAGGAAAGTGCTTCAAATAGTGATGAATTGGCACTTTAAAAACTTTTTTAAAAATTTTTCAAAAAACTGTTTACAAATATCAAAAATTATGATATAATATAACTAAATAAAAATAAAAAGTGAAGCGATAACACTTAAAACACTAAATAAAATTCTAAAGAGGAGAAAATAAAAATGAAAAGGATGGTGAAAAATGGTGGTAAAGGGGTGAGGATGATTGATTGCAGTAATTAGTTGTATAGTAGGAATTATTACTTGTTTAATCGGTGTAGCAACATTTACATCAGCACAATTATCTAAATCAAATCAAAATGGTAGAATCTTAGAAAAGATAGAGTATACATGTAGAGGTGTAGATGAAATTAAAAAAGAGATGAAAGAAAAGAACAAGGAAATTGATAAGATTATAGATGAACATACTGTTCAAATTACAAGACTCCAAGAGGATGTAAAACAACTTAAAAGTAATGTAGGTTTAAATGATTAAATAAAAAGGAGGTAAAAATGTTAGAGATTAAAGACCTAGAAAAATCTACAAATGAATTACTTGTAGATGTTTGTAAGAATCAGCGAGAAATGATTAAAAATATGAAAAATATTTGTATAGTAATAATTATTAGTTTTTGCTTGATTATTTGTACAATGGTTATTGGATTCTTTTATTATGAATCACAATTTGATTACGAAGAGTCTATTACAACTACAACTACTACAGATATGGAAACATCAGGAGAAAATGCAAATATCAATAATGTTACAAATGGTAATATGTATAATGATAATGCAACACATAATGAATAGAGGTGATGTTGTATGGCAAAGGCAAAAATGAAAACAACTACTGTCACTACAAAGAAAAGAACAAGAACAAAGAAAAGTAATAGTTCTAACAACAAGAAAAGATGTCCATCATGTGGTAGATATTTGTAGGAGGCAAGAATGAGTAGTAGTCATATAGAGACAAAAAGGAAATTGAAAGAAACGGAAAAGTATGATTTCATTAGCTTGTTAGATAGATTGATGTTAAGTGAAATAGAAGAACAAATAATGAAGTCAATATATATTAAACATAAATCTATGTGTGAAATTGCTTACGATATAGGATATTCAGAAGCAGGAGTAGTAAAAGCACATCAAAGAATATTAAAGAAAATTTCAAAAATCATTTAATTAGAGTCACAGAAATGTGGCTCTTTTCTTTTGCCTATTTCAGGTATATTTTCAAGATATTTAAATTACATTTATAGTATATAACAAAACAGATTATCAGTATTATAATTATATTATCATAAAACGAAAGGAGATATTCAATGTACAGTTATTTAATTGAAACAGAAAAAGACCTTAAAGAGTTATTTTGCGGTTTGTCATTAAAGAATTTAGTTGAATTTCAGCAAAGCATTAAAAGTATTTTGGAAATAAAGGATAATGATGTAGTGAACTTAGATGTTGATTATTTTCTTTCTAAAAAATTAAAATTAGAAAAGGAGGAAAAGTAGTATGGCAGGTTTTAATCAACAGTATTCACCTTATCAATTTGGTGGATATGGTACTATGAATCAAAGTTTTCCAATGAGTAATAATTTTGGCGGTCAACAAAGTTTTAACAATATGAATAATGGAATAACTTGGGTACAAGGAATTGAAGGTGCAAAAGCATATCAATTAAATCCTAATTCAAATGTTATTTTGTTGGATAGCGAATCAGATAAATTTTATATTAAAACTTCTGATAATATTGGGATGTGTAATTTAAGGGTTTTTGAATTTACGGAAATAACAAATAATCCACAAGCAGTACAAAAGCAACCTGAAATTGATATGTCAAATTATGTTACAAAATCAGAATTTGAAGATGCACTAAAAAATATAAACGGAGGACGAAACAATGGCAAGCAGTATATATCATCAAATGAACAATCAAAGTCAAATGCAAAGTAATGGGCAATTAAATCAAATAAAACAAATGGCAAATATGTTAAAGGGAAGTAAAAATCCAATGCAATTATTACAAATGGCGACACAACAAAATCCTCAAGTATCACAGGTAATGAATATGCTAAGGGGAAGTGGTATGTCTGCAAAAGATATGTTTTATAATGTTGCACAACAAAGAGGTATAAACCCTGATGATATAATAAACAATTTAAAATAGTATATAAAGTTATGCGCAAACTTTAATATAAAATAATTTTATAAGGAGGTAAATGATATGGACAATGCTTTAACAGCTAGTGATGTTGCTCTTCTTAATCGTAATAACGATGATGGATGGGGTAACAATGGATTCATGTGGATTTTTGCACTCTTGATTTTATTCTGGGGTGGAAATGGTGCATGGGGAGGTAATAACCGTAATGGTGAACCTGTAACAGAAGCCGGTCTTTGTAATGCTATGAACTTCAATGATTTGCAGAATGCTGTAGGAAGATTAGGTGATACTGTAAATCAGAATCAAATGAGTATTAACAGAGATTTGTGTACTGGTCTTTCTGCATTGAATAGTGCAATTCTTGAGAACAGATTTACAAACAAAGAATGTTGCTGTCAGACACAGCAGAATATTCTTGAGAATCGCTATTTAGCAGCTCAGAATACTGCTGAAATCAATGCAAATACAACGGCACAGACTCAGAAGATTCTTGATGCTATTTGTGGTAACAGAATTGCTGATATGCAGAATCAGATTAACACCTTACAGCTTCAGGCACAGCTTGGAAATGTAGTTCGTTATCCGAATGGTTTTACTTATGCAGCACAGAATCCATTCTGTAATTGTGGTTGTGGTAGTATGTAATTAAATAATATCAGAGCATATTAGTATGCCAAAACTTAGGGTGTACTTTATGTATGCCCTATTTTATTTGAAAGGAGAATATAAAAATGGCAAGTGTAAAAGACATTAAAAATAAGGTTTTAAATGCAATGAATGAAATTGATTTGTCAAAATTAAGCATTGACGATTTACAGAAATATGTTAATATTTTAGGTAATGTCGATTTAATTGTAAAAGAGCCAGATAAAACTTATTTGGACACATTTTCGAAATTATGCGAAGGATTTAATACTTGTGCAGTTCAGAAACCACAAACAATAGGTGAAATGAAAGGAGAATAATTATGTTGGAAGCATTTAGTTTAAATAAAACGATATTAACAGGTGGTATTATTCCATTTGATTCTGTTCCACTTGAGAAAGGATGTACAGCTCAGTTACAAGGCACTTCTACTATTGAATTAAATAAATGTGGAGTATATGAGATTGTATTCAATATGACAGCTACAGCTACAACAGCCGGTAATATTGTAGTGCAAATGACTAAGGATGGAGCTATTCAGCCACAGGCAACAAGAACAATTACAGGAGCAACTGTAGCAACTTCTGCTAATGTTCCAATTACTACATTGGTTCAGGTATCAAAGAATAACTCTGATTGTTGTTGTGCTTCTCCTACTGTTATTCAGTTTGTAAACGCTGGAGTAGGAGTTCAGGCAAATAATATCAATGTAGTTGTTACTAAAATTTGTTAATGGAAAATCAAAAGCAAAACTTATTGGATTCAGTGTCCATGGTTAGTTTCATAATTGGTTTATTAAACTTAAATGAGAATTTAACACAAGGAGATAAGCAAGATTTATTAGAAGAGTTTAACAATAAAGCAGAGCTTTTATTGAATGAAATACATGGGCACTTAGAAATCCAAGATAATAAACTTGATGAAATAATAAAAAGATTGGAGGCTTTAGAAAATGGAAGTAAGTGAAGTATTTGAAAAAATAGCTAATCATATGATTAAAGGTATGATGACACATGAAGCATTAGCCAATTATTATGACTTCTTAGGTTTAAAAGGTTATAAGAGGTGTCATGAGTATCATTTCTTAGATGAAACATTAGCTTATCGTTCTGTATGTAGGTATTATATCAATCATAATAATAAGTTGATACCTGATAGTAAATCAGACAAGGTAGAGATAATTCCGGAATCATGGTACAATCATGAAAGGTCAGATGTTGATACTTCCACTAAACGTTCTGCGGTTAAAAGTGCATTTGATTTATGGAAAACTTGGGAAGAAGAAACAAAAGAACTTTATGAGCAGATGTATAATTGTTTGATTGAAGCAGGTGAAGTAGCAGATGCATTAAAGATTGAAGAACTTGTCAAGGATGTAGACCATGAACTTAAAATGGTTGAACGGGAAATACTTGATTTGAAAGCTGTTGATTATGATATTGAGTACATTATCGAAAGGCAGCATTGTATTCACGAAAAGTATAAAAAGAAAATGAAGAAAGATTTATATATTACTATATGTTAATAATATTAAGGGTGGTGAAATATCCGCCCTTTTATTATGCCAACTAGGATTCACAGTTCGAGCTGTATGACAAGTTTCTTATTATAATATAAAATAGATAGATTATGATATTAAAATCAATCCTGAGGCGAATTATGGGTTTTGTAAAAAAATTTTAAATAATATATTGACAGGTATATATAAATGATATATAATTAGATTACGAATAATGAATAAATGAATTACATATGAACTATACTATGGTAGGCATAGACATGATATGATTTATATTTATTCCTCCCTAAAAATAATATATAAAATTCCCCCATCCAAATCATGTTTGGTTCGACTCCAATATAGTTCAATAAAGTTTAATGATAAATTTATATAAAATTTAAGGAGGTCATAAGATATGACAAGAGAAGAGTTAGAATTACTAAAGGTTGATGAAATAAGAGGTATTTGTAAGGAACGTGGTATTTCTTGTTATCGAGGTAAGAGTAGATTGAAAAAATCTGAATTGATTGATGAATTACTTGAACAAAAAGATATTATTACTAATTGTAAAAACAGATTGAAAATTGAACATCTTCATGATAAGGATATTGCTGGTACTATTACAGATGAAGAGGTAAAAGAGTTAAAGAATGGTTATCTTAAGCATCCTAATTTAGCAAAACCAAGAATTAGAGAGTTTGATGCCGAGAAAAGATATAAGTATGTTGAAGATGCCGAGATAGGCACGTTTGTTGCTGCTATTTTTCCAAATGGTAAAGTTAAATCTGCAAAGATTATCAACAAATCAACAAAGAATAAGAAATTAAAGTTACAGACATCATATGGATTGGAAGTTGTAGTACAATATAAGGATGTACTTTGGGTTAGAGCTGGCAAGAGATGGCCAAAAGGTATTCTTATGCTGATGAAGAGTAATGAAAAGGTAAGTAACCAAAGAGAGGTATATTAAATGAATAATAACGAAAAAGATTTTTCGGTTGTTTATGATTTTTTACAAATAAAGAAAAAGTACGACAAGATGTCAAAAAAGTTCGAACAAATAAAAAGTGATTTTTATAATCAAATGAATGTTTTATTTTCAGATAATGAAGATAAAAAGGTCTTTGAAAATGAAACATTATTAGGTTCTAATAAAAAGATAGAAGTTCAAAAACAGCAAAGAGTTAGTATTATTTGGAATATTGAAAAATTAGAAAAGAAGTTAGGTAAGAAAAAGTCATCTAGTGTGATAGTAAAAAGTTATACAATAAACAATTGGAAAGGCTTTAGTAGTTATCTTTCAGAATGTGGTTGTGACCCAAATATTATCAAAAGTTTTATATCGGTAGAAAAGACTGTAAACCAAAAGGCTTTAGACAATTTATCTGATTTAGGCGAGATAGATAAAAATGATATTAAAGGTTGTTATGAAGTTAAAAAAGGTTTACCTTTCTATAAGGTGAAAGAAATTGAATGATGGCGATAATCTTGCAAAAGTTTTATGGTATTATAATCTGATACCTAATGTAACAACTACAGACCAAAAGATTGTATGTCCATTCCATGAAGATGTAAACCCATCAATGACGATAGATTTGACAATAGGTAAATGTTTTTGTTTTGGTTGTCAAAGGTCGTTTAATGCAAGTACATTTGTTAAGGAGTTTGAATATAAGTATAATAAACTAAATGATTTAGAAGCATATCATAAATATTTAAAGATACTTAAATCTAATAAATGTAGTAATATTCATGTAAGTAATACTAATAAAAAGAAAGATAAAAAATTTAGTAAAGAATTATATGATGAAGCTTATGATTACTACCATGGGTTAAGAAATGTTAATTGGAATAACCCAGAATTAGAGGAAGAATTTGATGCTAGAGATTATATGTTACAAAGAGGTTTTAAATCTGAAACATTGATGAAATCAAAAGCAAAGATTACATTTAATAGTAGTTATATGTTAATTTTTCCTATGTTAGATAATGGTAAATTTAAGGGGTGGGTATGTAGAACAAATGTTAAAGAGATTGAAAAAAAGAGAAAATACTTGTATAATGAAGGTTTCCACAGAAGAAATACTTTAGTTGGAGAGTATGGAGCTAAAGATTATGTTTTTATCGTGGAGGGGTATATGGACAGATTAAAATTTGTTCAGAATGGAGAAACAAATGTTGTAGCTATATTAGGTTGGAAGATGTCTGATGAACAAATAAATAAGTTAAAAGAAAAAGGTATAAAGTATGTTATTTCTGCATTAGATAATGATAAATGTGGAAAGAAAGGTACAGAGTATGTAAAAAGGTTTTTTAATGTAACTAGATTTTGTTATTTGAAAGGTGTAAAAGACCCTGGAGAAATGACAGAAGAAAGTTTCTTAAAAATGTATAAAAAAACAATTAAAAGGTTTAAGGAGGAAAAAGAGTCATGGGTTTAATTGACAACATCAAGAGTGATGTAAAAAAGACAGGCAACAACAAAGGTAAGTTTATCTATTTCAGAGAGGGTACAAAAGTAAGAATTAGATTCTTACAGGATATGGATGATGGAATGCAGATAACTTTCCATGATAGTTTTGATAAAGGTATCAATGTTCCGTGTCAAGAGCATTTTGGAAAAGATTGTCCTTATTGCGAAGAAGAGGGTATTAGAACACGTTCTCAGTATGTATGGTCTGTATGGGATTATGAATCAAAAGAAGTTAAGTTGTTTATGTTCCCTGTTAATAACTGTACACCTATTCCGGCTATTGTTTCAATGTATGAAGCATATGGTACATTAACAGATAGAGACTATGTAATAAGTGTAACAGGTAAGCAGCAGAATAAAACATTTTCAGTTGTTCCAATGGATAAAGAGAAGTTTAGAAATACAAAAGCAAAACCTTTTTCAGAGAGTGCAGTTTTGAAAATGTTAGATAAAGCTTTTCCTTGTGAAGATAATGACGACGATGACTATGAGGAAGAGGAAAGACCTAAAAAGAAGAAACCTGCTAAATCATCAGGTAAAAAGAAACCGGAACCAGAGGAAGATGAATGGGACGACGAAGAAGATGATACAGAAGTTGTAGATTACTCTGTGTTAACAGCAAAAGAGTTATATAACTTATGTAAAGAAAGAAAGATTGATGTTGAAACAAAGAAGCCTCCTAAATATTATATTAAGCAATTAGAAGAGTACGATAAGGCTCAAGACGATTGGGATGAAGATGAAGAAGGTGATGATTATGATGACGACGAATGGGAAGAGTAATAACTTCAATGACATATATAATCGTCAAATAGAGTTTCAGCAATTGTTATTACAAAAAGGTGTTTATAATAAACAATCAATGTCGTTACCAAAGGATAGCCCAGACTTATCATCTTATCATATTCAGCAGTTAATATCAGAGGTTGGAGAGGTATTATCGGCAGATAAAAGATGGAAGTCGTACAGAAATGAGCATATTGATATGTCAAATAAAAAGGAAGAAATTGCAGATTGCTTTATTGTACTTATGAATATCGCTTTATTTTCTAATATGAATGCCGATGAATTATTTGATACTATTGTCAAGAAACAAAATGTTAATTTTGAAAGGGTAAACGGGGAGGCTTAATGCCTCCCTTGGTATTGATATGATATTTATTGTAGAAGGCATAGATAGAGTTGGTAAAACTACTTTATGTGAAAAGTTAAAAGAGAAGTTCAGAGTAAACATTTATAAAAGTGATTGTAGGTACAATGGATATAATGATAAAAAAATAAATACAGAAAGAATAAGTGAAGCTGTAAACTTTATAGAACAAGGGTTTATAAAAGATATTATTTTTGACAGGTTTCATGCTACAGAACATATTTACGGTATTGTTGATAGAGAATATAGTAATGCTGAAATGTATGATATAGATATTAGGTTAGGAAATATATCAGATGTTATTTATATTTGGGTAAAATCGTCTGATATAGAACGTTCATCAAATGAGCATGGAAAAGATTTGTCAGAACATGAAAGGTTATTTGAGGCATTTTATCATTTAACAAATATAAAGCAAAAGTATTGTATAGACTATAATCACTTAGATGCATTTGTAAAAATGTTAATAGATTAAAAGGAGAAAGTAAAACAATGAGAGAACATAATTTAGTACAGATGTACATAACAAATCAATGTAATTCACATTGTAAAACTTGTTCTATATGGAAGAATAAAGAAAAGGAATATCTTTCACTATATAATATAGAATATATTGTAAGAGAAGCTTTAGAAATAGACCCAATGACAGACTTTGTTATAGGTGGTGGAGAGGCTATATTACATCCACAAATTATAAATATTCTTAAAATACTTAATAAGTATAATGTTAATTATACATTATTATCTAATTGTATGTCAATAAATACGTTAAAAATACTTGTTAGTATATATAATGTTAAAAATGTTACAGTAAGTTTTGATGGTATATATCATAATGAGACAAGAGGTGTAGTAGGTAATAAAGAAAAAATAATACACTTTATAAAATGGTGTAAAGAAAAAGATATTAACTTAAAGTTAAGTTACACATATTCATCTTTTAATGAAGATATGTTTTTAGAGGATATGGACTATATAAAGAATGAGTTAGGTTTAGATAAAGTATATTTTTGTTTGGCACAGAATATGGAGCTTCTTAAATCTGAATCAGATAAAATTATAGCAAAAGATTTTAGTAAGATACTTAAAAGAAAAGAAATGTTATTTGATAAAGATATAAAATACATAGAGAGCATGTTATCAGGTAATAAAAATAAGTGTGACTCTCAAAGCTCAGTGTTTACTATATACTCTAATGGTAATATGGTTAGATGTCAGAGTTATATGAGTAAAGATGTATTATGTAATATTAAAAATGTAACACCACGCAGGCTTGAACATATTTTTGGAGCTTCAAAATGTATTGATTGTAAATATGATAAAGAGTGTAATTTACTTTGTCAAAGGAGGTATGATTGATGGTTGGAATATTGATAGCAGGTAATCTTGATGATAAGAGTAAAATGACAATTAACTGTGTACTTAAAACCTTGTTCAAGATAAATGAAAATGTAAAAGTAATAGCTGTTCAGCTTTCTAGGTTACAAGGTTTTCTAGGTGACGAATATAAAGATAAAATAATTCCATATGATTGCTGTCATTTATGTAAAGATTATAAAGAGGCAGTAGAGTTAGCAGATAGTATTATAGAAGAGTATAATATAGATACATTACTCATTTATAAATCTGCATTGGCTACTGCATATGATAACAAAAATATGAGTTTAGCGAAAGCAGTATTAAGGAATTATGATGAAGGCATTTATAATAAGAGGTGGAGTTTCATCACAACAAGAATGTTACTCTTTAAGTTTATGTTCATATGGAGAGCAAGTATTAAGTGTAAAAATATCTATAACTTTGTATTAGACCCACAAGAACCTGATTATAGATTAGTAATTGATTTTAAAAATTATAAAATCTTATATGGTATGCAGAGAAAAGATATGATTTATATGCCTTGTTTTGAATATGGTGTATTAGAGCAATGTAAAGACTATGATAGAACAAAAACAATAAATTTCATGTTCTATTGTGGAGCAGTTACAGAAGATAGAAAGTTTATAGCAGATAGAAAAGAGGAACTTGAATCTATTGAAGGCTTTGACATTAGAATTTTTACACGTGGAAGAACAAAGGATAATAAACCAGTTAACCAAGAAGATTACTATAAGAATTTAGCAAGAACAAGATATACATGTTGTATTCAAGCATATGATAAAACAGCTTTTTCAATGTATAGATTTACAGAAGCATTGATAAATGATTGTTTAAGTTTTGTATTCTATGATTGTTGTCTTGATGATGTTAAAAATACTTTTCCGGATATGTATGAGATAATGAACAAGTATTTAATTGTAAATGACTTTGATGAAGTTATAGACAATGTAAATAACTGGAAAGAAAGTAAAAGAGTTAAGATTATAAATATGTTAAAAGAAACAAAGAGCTATAAGAGATTTACTGACTTAAACTTCATAAAGAAAAGATGGGAGAAATTAGATGGTTGGTTATAGTTTTTGGGGTTTCCTTGGAGATAAAAAATATAATAAAATTTATGACGAAATATCTACACCTGATGGTAATGCATTTTATAGTTGGTGTATTATAAGAGAATTACAAAAGAGAGGACAAGAGGTCATAAAGATAATGCCAGATAGAGATAAATTTGGTTATAGTTTATTAGATGGAGATTTGTTTAATTCTTGGTGTAGAGAAGATAGACATTATGCTTATAAAAATTCGAGAAGTATTGATTATAGTAATGCTAATGTTAACCTTTTTGAATTGTGGGATGGTGTAAAATTATATGAAGCAGATTATATTTTACATGAATGGAGAATGCAAATACCTGGTAGAAATACATATAGAAATGTTGATGATGTATTAAATGCTGATAAAGATTGGCAGCCAGATTTATTTATCCAAGATTGTTTAATAGAATATTGTAAAGAGAAAAGTATTAAGTTAATAATATTTGACTTAGACTATAAGT